ATCAGAATAATGTAATTTATATACGTTATCCTTACCATTATTAACTTTTAATTGTAAAGATAAAACGTCATATAAATCTACATCTTGTTTAAGACTTACGTTAAGTACTTGGTCTTTGCCTACATTTGCCTTTATTCTGTAGCTTTTATTCATTACTTACTATTTAATTTCTTTAAAACTCTTTTAGGAATCCTAGGTTCCATTACATCATTTTTGAAAAAGTTAATAATTGATGTTGTAACAAAATAGAAATAAAATTCCGCAAAAAGGTATGAATATTTAACCTTTTTAAAGAAGGTCAATTTTTCATATGGGGAATAGTTTTCTATTATATTATTAAAATCTTTTTCATTATTTATTGTTTTACAATTGCAACTCATTATATTAATTTCGCTCTTAATTGTATGTCATTATCGCTATATATCTCAAACATTGAATTATAATCGCTATAAAGAACGTGGTCTATTGCATCGAGGTCTATCTTGAACGAATTTGCTGACGCATCTGTTTTAAAATTAACAGTAACAGGAGTTGCACAAGTTCCAGTTATACTTGCCTCAGGAAATGGGCATCTATCTGAACTATATGCACCATTATATATGCTATAAACCTCAAAATTTATAATTGCAATTACGCCATCTACAAGTGTAATTTCTTTTTCTAAATCTCCAAGGAATATATCTTCTCCCATATCATGATTATCAACAGACATATATTCTTTAATTTTTTCAATAACATTTGTTAAAACTGTTGGGGTATCATAAGTCTTACTGATAAACAAGTCGATTGAGAAACCTATATTATATATCTTACCGCTTCTACCCTCAATATAATCACTTACCGTTCTGTAATGAGACATATATTCCTCTATGTTTTCTACAAGGGTCTCGGGTAAAGCCTTTGTTAATTTGCCGTAGCAATCAAGACCAAGCATGCTTATTGAAATCTTATTATTGTCCTCGATAACTGCTGCTCTATATGGTGCGCCATACTTAGGCGGCATCATCATAAGCCTTGCCTTGTAGTCTTTAACAGTAACACATCTTTCTTGAGCAGATGTATTATATTTTGTAAGGTATTTCACTTCCTCGGTTGATGGAGCATCTTTACCAGCAACAGCTGGACTTGTATTGGTTACTGCGAGTGAGTTTAAAACAGCACCTCTTATACTTGCCGCATCTGTGTCATCTATTACATTTTGCTTAAATTCAGACACTTGCAATGTTATTGCGTTAATCGCCCCAACGCCTATATTACTTGAAATGCCACCACCTACTCTATATAAAACAAACATTGTCCACCCTTCTCTAGGTAATACGCCAAGCATATCATTATTGATAATCTTTGACATCATTCTCTCAGAATACTTTGTCTTCACTTCAGGTAATTCATCATAAAGAACACCACTACCAAAAATAATCTTCATATAACCATTATCCGTGTACTCTGTGATAAACTTTTGAGTAATTGGTTTCCACTTTCCTCTATAATAACGTGTGGTTCTTGTATTACCCGTATCACCAGAATCACCTCCTTCTGTATAATCATCATACTTGTCAGGGTTAAAGTAATCAAACAGCACATTTCTATATATGTTATTTCCTTCTTTATAATCACTGACATTAGCTTCAGTACCAAATCTGTACTGCTCTGCAAGTGAATTAACCTCAAAAAATCTGAATGTGTCTGCCGCTTCCTTCGTCATTTTATATTGTTCAGCATCTATGTAGAATTCAGATATTTCAGGGTCAGCATTAAAATTTGATGTTTCCTTAAATATAATAGACTCAACATTCATAACGTTTTTCTCAGGTAAGACAACTTCCATAAATGGCTTTAAGTCTTTTCCAAGAATTACCTTCTTGAATATACGTGTTGTACCGTTTATTGCCAAAGTTGTTTTTGTAACAGTATATGCCGTAATAAGACCATTGTTATCCCTTCTAGGAACGAATGTCCTATTAGAATATCCATCACTATTGAACTGAGTTCCAAAATCAACATCCTCATATAATTGAAAATTTAGATTTCCAGCAGATACTACAGTGCTCCTTTTAACGGTTGGGGCATATCTCCAATCAGGTAGAGCAATACTACCTGTACGTTCATCACCGACAGGAAGAACACAGCTCAATTCAATCTCACACATACTTGCCTTTGGACCAGGAACCTTCAATCCATTAGTTCTTGCAATGTTCAATACGGTACTTTTAAGTGTTGCGCTATTAATGTTTGTCTCTTGGTACATTCTATCTATATGATAAGATAGGTTGTCACCTACAGATGCAACCAAGTCTATGAACCATGCTCCAACGCTTGAATCATTATAGCTGTCAGCCAACTCTGGATAATATTTGTTGCTGTAACTTATAAGTTCTGACCTATAATCATCAAATGTCCTTGCTAAATAATTTATCTTTTTTTCCATTATAATTGAGTTATTATACTATCGTTTGTTATTTTGTTTCCTTCTCTTACTGAGTAATCCATCCTGACGAATATTTCTGCCCTTTCATCATCACTTTGAACAACTCTCACATCATTCATAACACATCCTGGTACAAAACGTTGAACTGATGAAACTATCTCATTCTTAACGCTTTCCCAACTTTCTTGGTCACTTGGACTGAAAATATATTTAATTAAGTCAGTTCCAAATTCAGGGTTTCTTAATCTTTGACCCTTTGGGGTGAACACAACATGCATTATTTGACTCCTAACCTTATCTTTCTCCGACATATTAACATCAACGAAGAATTTCTGATAATCATTAGTAGTAAAAGGATAACGTATTCCAAAAAATTGTCTTTTCATTATCGTATTTTTTACTATATAATTATTTAAAAAATATTTTTTTACTGCTTTATGTAAACAAAAAAAAAGGACTATCACTAGTCCTTTTTCCAAAACATATGCGTTATGTTTTCAAACTCTATCTTCTTAACCCCATCGTCTAAAATCTTATGGGTTAACTTGTATAACCTTTGGTTTGTGGTTTCTTTGTTCAGACCACCTAATTCCTCATCGTAATGACCAAGTTTTATATAGTCAAAAAAATCAAAATTAATATCTTTATAATAATCGTCTCTTCCGCTATACCAGCCAATTTTTAAATTGCTGTACGTTAATCTAATATAAACAGCCAATTCTAATATCTCTTCAGGCGTTGCATCGCCACCCATAAAACAAACTGTCGTTATACCGCCATTTTTCTCTATTAACTTATCTAACTCTTCATAAGTTAGTTCTGTTCCAATATCTTCCCATAAAAACTTTGAATGGCATCCCTTGCAGTGGCAAGGGCAATTGGTAATATTAATTGCTAAAGTTATTTCATTTGGTATTTCTTCAAATACCGTCATAGAGTTATAATACTTAACCATATTTAAACGTGTTTTACGTATAATCCACAAATGCATTTATCTTTCATTGTGTAATCTGTGCAAGGACACATTAAACTTCTTCCATCGTATAGGAGAGGTTCATGTTCACAAGGGCACTTACCACCATTTGCTTCACATCTTTTAAGGATGGAGTTAACTATTTTATCGTTTGGGTTCAACGACCACCCTTCTTTTCTGTATATGCTTACCATGTTACTTATAAGAATTAATTTTTTCAATTAACATGTTCTTAGGCATATTTCCACTTACTCTTCCAAGTTCCTTATCGTTCTCGTCTAGAAATATTGTTGTAGGAACACCCCTAATAGCATACTTCATAAACAATTCCTCATCTTCGTCTGAGTCAAATTCCTTAAACTCAATGTCCTTAAATTCATCTAACTTACTTACGCTTTCAAACGTTGGTGCGTATACCCTACAAGGGCCGCACCAAACTGCTGACATTTTATAAATTTTCTTTACCATAACTTTTACTCTTTATTATAATTTCTCATACTCTCTTCAACTTGTCGAGCCTCATTGAAAGAACTTACTCTCTTCAAATATCCTATAATTCTTGTGAGATAATCCAAGTTCTTACTTCCGCACTTAGGGCAAGTATCAAGTGTATCTTTACTTATATATCCACAATCGTTACAAACAGTATTCTTGCAATTGAATGTAAAGTATGAACACCCATATTCTGATGCCACTCTCAACAATTGTCTGTACTGCTCAAATGAAAGATGTTCGTTAATGTTCAAGTGTGCTGCTTGGCCACCGTCAAGATACTTAACGAAATTGTTTCCATGTAGTTTCATCTTATCCAATATTGATAACTCAGTATCTTCAGGATTGAAGAAATAACTACTATACATTATATGCTTTGGAGAAACATAATAACCATCTTTCTTATCCCAATTATAGTTCTTGTTTGAAAGATTCTCACCAGGTACAAACTCTGTGTTGTACATACAATCTCTTGTTCTATCTTTCTTATTTGAAATGTTGATAGTTTCAAGAACTAAGTTAACAAACTCTTCATAACCCTTATTTAGATTAGCATCCAATGATAAGAACTCTGCTGCGTCTGTCAAACCATTAACACCTACTGTTAGGTATTGTTTCTTCATTGAGATAAATCCTGCACTATAAACATCCAACATATTAGCATTGTAGAAATCCTTTATCATTTCATTAAATGCTCTCTGATACTTATGTACCCTCTCTGTTATATCGGTTATACCATTTGAAATGTATTCGTATAGTTTAGCTTTGTTTGCAACCTTATTAAGGTCAACTTGCTTTCCTTTTTCAAACTCTATACCTTCAACTTCCTTAAAGTATGCCAATGTTGCGTCTTGTATTACCCTATTTAAGTTAATAGTCATAACTGACTTTGAACCTGTAGCCACTGATGCAGTACCCATTGAGAATTGGTGTGTGGTATGGTTATGCTCTTCATCCTCTTCACCGTCCTTCAATGAATTTCTTAGTCTACAACAAGAACTCAAAGAGTCTGGAGAATCGCTCAAGTAGCAGAAGAATGAGTGACCATCTGCCCACATCTGAGAGGTGAAATCAGCGTATTCCTTATCAACAATATCATGTCCATCTGTAAGCATTGCCATTGTTTCAACAGGGAATGTTAGAACATACTTATTTCTTTCCTCGTTAAACCACTTCATAAATTTCTTTTGAAGCCAAGATAGAGTTTCCCATATTGGTGCTGTTCCATCAGGGAATCTGAAATCTCCAAATACTCCTTCAAAATAATTCTTATCGAAATATCCTACATTCCAAAACACTGTCTGATAACCTCTATTGCCGGCAGGCATATTCATTGAATGTACTACTTGTTGGAATGCGTTTTCAATAACTTGCTCTAATGTTCTACCCTTTCTATTCAACTCAACTTGTTTATCCAACATTGTAAGATAATCATCACCATAATCTTTACGGATGAAATAGTCCATGTACATTAAAAACTCTGGTGTTGCTACTGCCCCCATAAACTGAGAGGAAACAGAATACACAAGATTAATGAACTCTCCACAATAAGATTTAAGGTCTGTTGGTGCTTTTGATTGACCGCCTAACTTGCGCAATCCATCAACCAAGAATGGGTACATTGTTATCGCAACACAATAAGGATAACCTGGTGTACCTGACTCATCATGCTTGTACAAAACATGACTTTCAAGGTCTTTTATATATTGGTCAGCCATTTTTTTGCTATATAATGTCTGAATCTTGTTGTGCATTATATAACGGTTTTGCTGTATATTTTTACCTTTGTGTAACTCTTGACCTAACGTTACAACGTTTTTCTTCTCTACGTTTGCGTTAGAGTCATATTTAGAACCAGTTGAGGCGTTTGATGCATTGATATACTGACTGATAAAGTCATTGTCTTTCTTCAATGTTTTGTTTTTGCCTTCCTTTTCCTCATATTTTGAAATGTATGTCCTCGCAACTTTTTTATTTACTGACATCAAGGCTTCCTCAACTTGTCGCCTTATCTCCTTTGATGAGATTTTGTCATAAATAAGTAGGTTCTTAATCAACGATTCAATTAATCCTTCTGGACACGTCTCTTTAGCGGCTGTATATGCTTCACATATACCATGTTTCACTTTCAAAGGGATATATTCCTCGAAAGAACCATCATTTTTTCTTACTTCCATTAAAGCAAAACTTTTTTTAAATTATTTTAAGTTTTTCGGTTAACCATTTATCATCTTGATGTAAGAATAAATATGCCAAAAAATGTAAAATTCCGGAAATTTTAATCAAAAAATTGGTTGTCATTTTGTAAATCTATGACAACCAACTGATTCCAAGAAAAAAAATTTTTTTATTTTTTTTCGGCTTTCTGTTTGTCCAAAATTCCCTGCATTATAGCGGTAGTTTTTTCCTTTTGTTCTTGCTCTTGCTTCTTCTTAAAGGCAAACATACTATTGTATTCATCAACGTGGTCTGTGCTTATAATACACGTTCCGTTATTGAATTCCACGTTGTTAAACACTGCTCCAGCCTTACCTGCTCTGTTTTTTAGAATTGCTATTGTTGCCTTGCTTTCATTAATATCTTCAACCGTTCTTGCAATAGACATTACAATGTGTGCAATCTGAATTTTCTTGAAAGAGCCTCCTGCTTTATCCATAGTAACGACCTCTACGTTTAGAGAGTCCTTAGTACCTTGAACAGGAATCCAAATACCAATGTTAAGTTCACCAGCCATTGACTCGAACTTTCTCATTGTCTTTCCTTCCTTTTCCCACTTATCGTCACTTGATTCTCCCTTACAAAGTAAACATTCAAAGTAGTCAACAATAACAAGGTCAGGGCTAAATCCAATATTCCTTAATTTAAGGATAAGTCTCTTTATGTCATCAGCGGTTTTTTCACCACTAGGGAGTCTTATGATTCTAAGATTCTTCTGAAGTGTATCTCTATCTTCATAACTTTCAATTTGTGCTCTTACCTCATCAATCTTACTAGGCTTTGACAAATCTTTAGCCTCAATTTCTGAAATTCTACCAATATGCTTTCTTTGAATCTGCTTTACTCTATCCTCAAAGACAATCTGCAATACCTTATATCCGTCATTATTATTCTGCGGACAACGATATGTTGCAGCATATGAAGCCATAGCAGTAGTTAAAGATGTTTTACCAAAAGATGATGAACCAATGATACATCCCAATTCACCTTTACCAAGACCACCTTCAAGAGTTTCATCAATTTTACCAATACCTGTAGGTATGGCAATACGATAATCCTCTGATAGAGTTTCATTCAAGTTATCAAATACACAAGTACCCAAATCTTCACTTGTTCCTTGTATAAGAGCCTTATTTAAAATCTCTACACACTTGTCATAGTTATCAACATCACCTTTTCCTGCAATCTTTATTATTTCGTGTGCAACACGAATCATATTCTGCTGCTTAAAAAATTTCTCAGAAAGTTCTCTTATATATTCGGAACCTTCTGATGACGTTTTATGAACCTTGTCTACAACAGCAAGATAATATTCTTTCTCTGTTTCGTTGTGTGATTTTTCAGCCAAGGCTATCTTAAGCATATCATATCCAGGAGGCGTTCCCTCCTTTTTATAATATTCTTTCATAACCCCAACCAATGTTTTTAGGTTGGGGTCAGTGAACAAATTTTGGTCGATTATGTCGCACAAATCCTTAAAAAACTCCTTATCCTCAACAAATTCGTGGGCTAATTTATATTGAAAGTCTTCGCCCAAAAAACCTAACTTATTTGTTTGTGCGGTCTTTGCCATAATCGTTATTTCTCCTTATTGTTTTCTTCTAATTTCTTCTTAATACTCTCTGCTGCTAATTTGAACCACTTTCTTTCAAGTTTTCTATTCTGTGCCTCAATATTCAAATTATAAGTCACATCATTTCCATCCTTATCCTTACCGTAACTAGTTGACATTGTATAGTCACCAATCTTTGTGAATAAGTCATCGTGCTCAGAACACGTCTCACATATCTGCTTTGTAATCTGAATCAATAAATCGGACTTATCCATAATCATTGATTTCAATACCTGTTGCTCAAATGTAAGTCTGTCCTCATTCGCTTTAAAGAATGATTCCTTATCATAAGAATATACTCTTCCATCCTTAGATGTGATTTTAACAACCTTGTTGCTAATATCCACCTTATCTCTTATTGCTTTTGGATAAGCATACCCATCCCAAATTTTACTAATTACTGGTTTCTTCTTATCGTAAACCTCAAACTTGAATGTGCATTCCCAAGGCTCAATTAATGGGGAAGTAAGTTCCTCGGATGCATCCGGCTCCATAGGGTTGAAATTGTACCAAGTGTACACCCTACTCTTTGACTTTAGGTCGTTGTTAATCATTTCAACGATTTCGTCAACCTTGTTTTTAAACTCTAATGATTCCATACTATGTTCGATGTAATCATTAATTTTGAAATTTCTCTTACAAATAATGTTGTTGTTTACATAGAGTGCAAACTCAAATCTCTCTTCCTTGTAAACTTGTTCTTTTACGTTAGCCATAAAATAAAAAAAATTAATTGTTAAACATATTTTTTAAAACTAAATTCTGCGATACCTTGATAAAGTATTTGATTGCCATTTCCTCGTTTTTCATCGGTTTGAATAATTTCTTTCCAGATTTCCAATCAAATTCATCAGGATTGTATGGTCTAACAACATAAAGTTCAAATCCTACTCCCGAATCAGTATGATAAAAACTACCTGAAAATGAATATCCAGGATTTCTGTATTGTAAAAGACCTATGGCTTCATTGTATCTGTCTAATACTTCTCTATCCATACTTTATTTTTTTTTAATTAACAAAAATTAACAATGCAAATATACAAAAAAAATCGGAAAAAACAAATTTTATCTAACTTTTTTTGAAAAAAATTTTTCCATCTTTATAATACGTTCAAAAAAACCAAACACGCTTCCAAATATCTTTTCATTCATAAGGTCATTCATACCGTTATCAGAAATGATATTATATACATTCTTTATATCCCTATCATCATCGCCTAATGGGGCGTGCATTTCATCATCCATACCTTTTTTTGCCTCATCGGTTAGCAATGGCTCACTTAGGTCAATGATTTTCTTGTTTATCTCATAAATGTCTTTCCCCTGCACACCATCAGTAACTCCGTTAACAATGTTTTCAAGCGATTTAAGAGGTTTTTTCTTGTCCGCCTTCCTCTCTTCTAATAGAACTTTTGAACGCTCTATAATCGCCTCTAATGAGGTCTTATTTTCCTTAATTTCAGGGAATAATTTCAATAATGTTTGTTCTCCAAGCCCCTTTATACCTTTTATATTATCAGAAACGTCACCACAGATGATTTTCTTTAATAAAGTATTCTCATGAGTAACTCCAAGTTCCTCAACTGAGTTTTTTGGGCTTATAAACTTTTTTAAAGACGGAATATATTGGCAAACCTCATCATTTATAAGTTGTGTGAGGTCTCTGTCACCGCTAACAATGACAATTCTCTCGTTTTTCCACTTATTTTTCACATAATTTGCAATCAAATCGTCACCTTCAACCTCATCATACATAAATTGCCTTACATATAGGTTTTCCAGTATGTTCCATAGAATTTCTCTTTGCCTTTGGAATGATTCATCGTCAGTTTCGGTGCGTACCACCTCTTTTTTGTGATTTTTGCTGTAATTTAGCACTTTTTTCACATAATCATTAATATATTTGTCATATTCTGACGTTCCTGCTGCCATTTCGTAATGTTTATCACGATTTGCTTTATATTCATTGTAAATATTGTATCTTAAAACACCTGAATTATACCCATCCCAACAAACAACACAAAAATTGAAATCTTTTTTCTGTAGTAGTTGACCTAATTGCCTTAAAAACACAAAAACAGCACCATATTCTTCGCCATTCTGGTTCATTCTTTTATCAACCAATGACATTTTAAGCAAACTATTACCATCAACCAATAAAGTATATATCAGTTGTTCATTTGATACGTTATTTGCT